AACAGCCACAGGATAAAGCGAGTCTGATTCAACTGCAAGGAAAAGTTAAACAGGATATTGACAACAACGCCGCAGAAAATAGAATGTTAGTAGAAACGGGAAAACACACCTTGAAGACTCACGGAGCCGATCATCAAGCCGATATTGATGCCGCACAAGCCAAAGCGGAAGCGGCCACACCTGAAGCTGAAGGGCTTAGTCGAGCAGCGAAAGGCGCATTTGCAAAGATGGATACAGCCGCATTTTAATTCAGGAGCATAAAAAATGAGCAGCAAGCCTACCGCATTTACAAGCACCACGTATCCTTTTATTCCAACCACGACTCCCACGATTGAGCGAGCCAATCACCTAATGGGATTACGGGCTCATCCTGGTTTTGCTGAATTTATGGGTCTTGCTCAGGAGTTGGTACAAGAGACCATTGATGCCACATCCCGATATCCAGGCTGGGACCCCCAGCAAATAATCGTTTTGAAAGTTCGTCAGCAAGTCGCAAAAGAACTTTGTGATGCGCTGATAGTCAAAATGATGGAAGCCATCAGGGCTGGCATTGACGAGCAAGCCGCAAACACCGCCAATCTACCTGTTAAAACAGCAGAAGAGTCTCTTGAACAAGGGGACTATGTGAGACAAGCGGTTTTAGCCAGTTTCAAAGAACGAGAGACTGAGAATCGCGCCGCAGGCTCATACGAGACGCCGACCGACCAATCATTGTGAGTTGTTGACATCTTGTTACAAGTTTTAGACCTTCTATTCCATAAGTGTACGACGATTCGGATGCATAAGGAGCACTCCCGTGGCTGAAGAGACAAAAGTTCTTCGTGAAGTTACCATGAATGATGATCTGGCGAAAGCCGTTCAGGCAGCCCTCAATCCCGAGGATTTGCGAGCGGCAGTAATCGCTGAAGCTGAGAAACAGAGTACTGCGGCTGTAACTGCGGCTGCAGAAGCTGCTGCAAAAGCGGCGCTAGACAAAGCGGCTGCGGATGCGGCTGTGGCGGCTGCAAAAACAGCAGAAGCGGCTAAGGGATTTACTCGTACCGAGAATATCGGCGGACGTGAATTCACTTTTGAAGCGCCAACTGAGGTTGAACTTGAACGGATGATAAACAATGCCCTCAAGGTTGCATATGCTCTGAGGCCAACCGAGGAAGTTCATGAAGTTGTTCCTGATGCTGCCGCCGAGGCTGCTGCAGCGGCTGCGGCTATCAAAGCTGCAGAAGCAGAGGCTGTAGCGAAAATTGAACTTGAGCAGAAGTTCAAGCGCGGTGAAATTTCTCCGCTTGAATACATCAAGCAATCTGGCGCACTGAAAGATTATCTCGCCGAGAATGGCGTCTCGATTGATGCATTGAAATCCGCTGTCGATACGAATGAGCGAGCACAGGATATACAATCTTGGGAAGAAGCAGGACGGCTTTTTATAACTACTCCTGCTGGTCATGATTGGCCAGGCGGCGACCAAAATATTGCCGTTATCGGCGATATTATTGCGTCAAGACCTGAGTTGCTTGATGCAACCGATAAATTGGCGGCAATGGCAACAGCTTATGAAATTATGAAATCCCGAGGAACGATTTTCCCGTATGTGGACCCTGCTGCAACAACGGTAGCAGCAGTTCCCACTGAAGCTGAAAAAGCTGCGGCTGCGAAAGCGACTGCAGATAAACTTGCGGCTGATGCTGCGAAAGCGGTAGCCGATAAAGCGGCGGCGGAGTTGGCAGCGGCTGCGGCCAGGAGAACGGCAGCGACATCATCTTCTCTTTTTGATCGAAGTTCTGGCATTGCTTCAACTACAGTGGCGGTGTCTGCCAGTGCCGATGCAAAAGTCGAAATTCCTGCGAATGCAAGCCCCACAGAAATCATGGAAGCGTGGAAAGCTGCGCAACTCAAACAGGGAAAAAATCCGAACGATGAATTCATGGCGGCTTTTGCAGCAAAAGCCCGATAATTGTGGTATACTGATTTCGGTGTGCTGATCCCACACTGATATGCCGAGCGAGGGGCTGCCTAGAACAGCCCCCGTTCAGGTTCCTTTCTAGGAGGAAGAAAATGCCAGTCAAAGGTAGTCGAAAACCAAGAATCTGCAAATGCGGCGAAACTGATCCAAGTCAATTTTATGGATTCAGCCGCAGTGAGTGTAAGAAATGCACCTGCGCTAGAACCAGTCGCCGTCAAAAAGGCAATACTCAACTTCATCGGACTCGTCATCTAAGACGAGCATATGGAACTACCCCTGAAAAATACACGGAAGAATTAATCAAACAAAATGGATTATGCGCTTTGTGTGGTAAACCGCCAGATGAGTCTGACCTACAAAAAATACTAGTTGTAGACCATGACCATAAGACCAATAAATTTAGGGGTTTGATTCATGGTCGATGCAATTCCTTGCTGGGTTATGCAAAAGATGATATTGAAACTCTTCTTGCTGCCGCCTCGTATTTAACCCGCCATTCTTAAGTTTTTGACCTTCCATTCCATAAGTGTAGACGTTCCTTGAGCAAGAATGTTCGCCCAACTAGGGCCAACAAGGTGTTTCCATGATACTACCTCCGGGCGTCCAATCGACGACTTTGGCGGCTTTTCCACAAATTGCGTATGATCGTCAAGCGATCCTTGAGTAAACAAACCTGCTCCTGCCTAGCGAAATCTAGGATAGAAAATCTTCTCTGATGGACTCGAAAGCTGAAATGCCAACGAGGCGGAAGGCGAAAGCCACCGTGAGAGACTAAGCGAGAAGACACCTGAAAAGGTGATGCAATAGTCCGAGCATTACGGGAAAAAGTAACCGTAAGAGTCAAGCAGAAATGACTTGGCACCCGAAAGGGTCAACAAATCTGGGCAATTCAATACGCCTTTTCTTGAAGAGCTTTGCGACTTCCGACCTCTACAGCGTCGGTCTGGTCGAACCCTCCAGTTCTATGGGCAACAGCCCTATGCTGCGGCGACCTACGACCTGTCAGAAGGAATTCCTGGGCCGTCTCTCCAGTTGACCCAAGTTTTCAGCGATGCGTTTGCTGATGAATACGGCGACTGGATTGGTATCTCGAACGTGGCCGAACAGATGTTCTTGTCAGATATCACGATGGATGCCAGCCGCAACCTTTCATATCGGGGCGCTTTGACGAGCAATCTGATTGCGATTAACGGCTTCGAAGCTGCAGCGACCGCGCAGGCCACTGCTCGCATCGACTTGCTCGACAACGAGTACATGCTATCCAACACTATTCGGAAAAGCGAATCCCAGTTGATGGGCAACGCGGTTCCTGGGCGTGACGGCGGGCTCTACACGTCGGCGATGCATCCTTACGTCGTGTACGACTTTATGTCGGACAACAGCGCAGGGTCTGCAGTTGATACACTCAAGCGCAGCGAAGGCGGCGCTAGTGTTCTGAAGTCGGATATGACACGCGGTTACACTGTTCTGGAGTGGGCTGGCGTTCGCATCATCCGCACACAAACCGTGCCGACGTATTCGAACTATCCGTCGACAGGCAAGACAGGTTATGCAACGTACGTCGTTGGTCGTGAAGCGATGATGGCTTCCGAGTTGCTTGGAACGCGGGTTCCTCGCAATCCTTCGTTCAAGGTGAACGTCAAGACCTTCGGCGATAACGACATCGACTTGAGCAACCCCATGCTCCAGACAAAGGCCATCGTGAGTTACGATTGGTTTTTAGGGGTCGTCGCCCGACCCAATACGAATGGTACGCCAGGCTTCAGACGTATAAGGGGCGAGGTTTCAGCGGTTTAGCGGCTTTTTAACTTTTGCTAAATTTTCGCTTTCTTTTTGCTTGACTTTGAGGCTTTCGTAGCATATAATATGCTCGGAGGCTAAAATGGGAAAACCAAAAGGATATGTTCCATCAGAAGCGGAAAAGCAAAAACTCAGCGACACTCTGAAACAGAGATATGCTGAGGGCAGGCAGTTAGCAGGTGCGGCTCTTCAAAGTTCTTTAACGCCGAAAATTTCGGATGAAGAACGAAGAGCGAAGCGGGCAGAACAACAGCGGCGTAGGCGGGCACATGCCATATAAAGACCCGACTAGCGAAGCAGCCCGAGCGTCAAACCGCCGAAAGCACAAGAAGTATATTGAGACTCATGGCGGCTACAAAGCAGTAACTGAAGCCTATGAATCTCGTCAACCTGGAGCCCTTCGCAATTCGTGGTATAAACACGAACACGGAGTGACGCTTGAAGAATTTGAAGCACAGATTCAAAAGCAACAGAACCTGTGTCCCATTGGAAATCATCCCTTTGGGAAGCGTGGTAAGCAAGGTGATTCGCCCTGCCAAGACCACGATCATGAAAGTGGCGAGAATAGAATGATTCTTTGCCGCAATCATAATGTCGCTCTCGGATTGTTCAATGATTCGATTGAAGACATGCAAGCAGCAATAGACTATTTGAAGCAGTACAAGAAAGTTTGAAAAGGGAGAACTACCGTGCCTAATGCATCTACAATTCGTCGCCAGATTTCTGGCACACAGCAACTGACTACCGCTCCTCTATTGGGAACGGTTATCACCACAACGGCATCGCCGTTTCAGTTGAATAACAATGGCCTGACTCTGACTGGCGGGGGCGTGATTCCTCTGTCGGCTGGTGTCACCAATTTGTATCAGGGGACTGGACAGGTTCTCTGGATTCACGCTGCTGGCACATCGACCGCGACCACGGCTAACGTCCACACTTTGATTCTCACTCTCTATGTGGTTCCTGCTTCCTCTCTGCCTCTTGCTTCGACAGTTATTACTTCTGCCAACCTTGTTACCGCAGGGGGAGTGCTGATTGCGACTTCTGGGACTGGGACTCTCGCGGCGGGCAAAACCGCTGGCGCTTGGTCTTTGGATGCCTACGTTCAATTGGATTTTCAGGGCAACTTGACGGGAAGCTTCTCTTCGGTTGTGTACGACACAGCCACTGGTGAAGCGGCTCTGACGCAGACGTTGCTGACTGGCGAAGCTGATTTGAACTTCGTGCTCGCGGCACAGTTTGGTGTCGCTGAAACTGGCAACGTGGCCACTCTGGATGAATTCAGTCTAAATTACGTATAGGTCAGGAAAATAAGTCTTGACATCTTTCCCCTCCAGTGCCATTATGGTGCTGGAGGGTTTTTCTTTATGTATGTCTATGTAATTGTAAATTCAGAGACTTTGAAGATTTATATTGGCCAGCACAAAGGCACTAATCTGCGAAAATATCTGCAGACGAAGTTTTCGGATGCCCAGCATCAACTAAGATTGCGCTCTCGCTTATATCGCTCTATGCGTAAATACCCGAAACAAGTATGGAG